CGGCGACCTCTTCAGGTTCAAGGAGTGGTATGGTTGGCGCGGACAGCCGAACGAAGGCAGCCGCATGCTCGTCGCCGACATCTCGAAGGGCATCATCGAACGTGAAATCTCGTGGGGCTTGCGCGCGCCAGATGGCTCATGGACCCGGGTTAGCCGAGGACCAGCGGACACCCAGATTTTCGACGACAACACGAACGGCTCAGAAGTGACGATCGCGAACGACTTCGAGAAGCCTGTCATGATCAACGGCGTGAAACATCGCGGCGTCTTTTGGGAGCGTGCGGACAAAGGTCCGAACTCACGCGAACAGGGATGGGAGCAAATCCGCAAGCGCCTGAAGGCGACGAAGCGGCCCGAAGGCGGCTACCGGGAAATTCCCGGATTGTTCATTTCGAAAGAGTGCGTGCATTGGTTGCGTTGTGTCCCCGTGCTGCCCCGCGACGAATTGAAGATCGACGACGTTGACGATGAGGCAGAAGATCATAATGGCGACGAAACGCGGTATATGCTGCGCTTCCAACCCCGGACCATGGGCTCCGGGCGCGTAGGCGCATAGTCAAGCACTAATTGACAACAGGGTTAATCGGTGCTAGAGAGCCCGAGCCCCCGAAAGGATACGATCATGGCGCTTCCCGACAAACACCCCGAGTATGTGATCCGTTTGGGCGAATACATCCAAATGACCGACACCTATGACGGCGAGCGATCCGTCAAGTCGAAGCGTCTTGACTACCTGCCCGCGACCGAGGGCATGGTGCAAGACGGGATGACAACCCCATCGTCTCCCGGCTGGCGCGACTATGAGGCCTACCTCACGCGCGCCGTCTACCACGACGTTGTCAAAGACGCTGTCAAAGCGATGGTCGGCATCATCCACTCGCGTCCGATGGAAATCACGCTTCCCGTGCGCATGGAAGCTATGATGCAGAAGGCCACACTTCAGGGCGAGGGCCTGCAACAGCTTGCTCGACGCATCACCGTCTCTCAGCTTGTCTTCGGACGTTGCGGCCTGCTCGCCGACGTGCCGAGTAACCAGCCCATCGGCGAAGTTATGCCCTATCTGTCGTTCTACGATCCGATCCGCATCATCAACTGGGATGCTGGCAAGCTCAATGAGGGCGTGAACGATCTCGACCTCGTTGTGCTCGACGAGAGTGGCTATCGCCGTGAAGGCTTCACATGGAAGACCGAGCGCAAGTATCGCATCCTCGCACGCGGGCCGGGCGCTCTCGTGGACGGCTGGACCGGTCCCGCAGAAAATGACCCGTATGGCGTCGCGCTCAAGATCAACGAAAGCGACATGCCCGTTGCAGCCGACTTCGTATATCCATCCATCGGCGGAAAGACCTTGAACAAGGTCCCCTTCGTGTTCATTGGTTCGAACGATCTCGTGCCCGAGCCCGAGGTCCCGCCGCTTATGGGCCTGTCCAATCTCGCGCTCGCGATCTATCGCGGCGAGGCTGACTATCGGCAGACGCTCTATCTGCAAGGTCAGAACACGCTCGTCATCATCGGCGGCTCGACTGATGAAGCGGCTCCGCAACAGCTTCGCGTAGGCAACAAGGGCGTCATCGATTTGAAGCTCGGCGGCGACGCGAAATACATCGGCGTTTCTGCGGCTGGCCTCGGCGAGATGCGGCAATCGCTCACGAACGACAAGGATCGCGCGGCCAAGGAAGGCGTCGCGTTTCTTGATGTCGGCAATTCGAACGGCGAGAGCGGCGAAGCTCTGCGCATCCGAACCGCCGGACGCACCACGACCTTGTCATCTGTGTCGAAAGCTTGCGGGCTCGGTTTGGAGCAAGCACTCAAGTTCTGCGCAGAATGGCTTGGCGAGGACCCGAATGAAGTAGTTGTCAAGCCGACGACTGACTTCGCGGATCAGACCGTCGCTGGCGCTGCGCTGCTCGCCTTCATGCAGGCGAAGCAACTCGGCCTGCCCCTGTCTCTCCGTTCGATGCATCGCATGATGAAGTTGAACGACATGACGGAGATGGATTTTGAAAAAGAGAACGAGCAGATCGAAGAGGAAGCTGCGAGTATGCTTGGCACCATGGTCGGGCCGAATTTCGGACAGATCACGGATGATACGTTCTTGGACACAAGCTTGCAGCCTGAGCCCGCTCCGGGAGCAGGCACACCGCCCGGTTCAACGACACCCGGGCAGCCACCGGCTGGCCCCGCCTCGACCGCCCCGCCTAATAAAAACGTTCCGGTCAAGGGCTCAGCGCAGAGTGCGGGCTACACCCGAGGCTCGCCGGTCCCGCTGAAAACGAAGGTCGGCAAGAAGGGCGCGTCTGCAAAATGAGCGACCCTCACGCAAAGCGCATCGTTGACGTGTTCAACGATGCAATCGCTATCGTGGACAAAAGCGAGCCGATCATCCGCAACATGATCGAGCAAGATATGTTCGGCGTCGCGGGCGTGGACAAAGACGGCAAGAAGATCAGCAAGGGGCTGACCTCGGCTAAGGCACTGTCGGTCAAGATCGCGGCAGTGCGGCATCAACACATCACGGCGGCGTTCCGCCATCTTCGAGAGCATTTGCCCAGCGATGTATAATCCAGCGCAAGCGCGTAACAATCACGGCGAGTTCGGCACCACGGATGTCCCTCTCAAGGGCGACGCTGCCGCTAGTGCGGCTGTAACTCAGCAACCGATCAAGCCGCCGGACGTGCACCCTGCCGCACGGATCGGGGCGGCGAGTGCTGAGGATGCAGCCGCGCAGGCGGAGAAGGTTGCGGGCGGATACAAGCCGCTTGAGGGCCTGCCACAGAAGCCGATCGAACTGAACGGCGAGTGGTATGTGCCCGGCCCGATCGGTCGGCTCAAAGATGCTGCCGAGAAATACATGCAAGGCTCGGGTCTCACGTATGACCCGCCGAAGGATTATGCGAAGCTCGACAAGGACCGCGCCACGAAGATTGCCGATGCCTACGACGAGATGAAGGATGCGCCGAAAGACAAGGCCGTCAAAGAGAGCTACAACGCGCTCGCGAAGGAAACGCTGGCGCAATGGGATGCGATCAAGCAAACCGGCTTGAAGGTCGAGTGGGTCAAGCCCGGCCAGACCGATCCCTACGCTCAGTCGCCGCGCATGGCCGCGATGGACGTGAGCACCAATAATCATTGGTGGGGATTTCCGACCGATCTCGGCTACGGAAACTCGACCGACAAGAACTCATCTGCGAAAGACAATCCGATGCTCCGCCCAACTGGCGAAGTGATCGACGGGCGTCCCGTAGTCGTCAACGATGTCTTCCGCATCGTGCACGACATGATGGGCCACTTGAAAGAGGGAAATGGCTTCAGGGCCGAGGGCGAAGAGAACGCTTGGCGATCACACGCCGCGATGTATTCGGACCTCGCCCGCCCCGCAATGACGAGCGAGACGCGCGGACAAAACTCGTGGGTCAACTACGGCCCGCACGGCTCGACCAATCGCACGGCCGACGCCGAGCACACGATTTTCGCTCCGCAGAAAATCGGACTGATGCCTGAGTGGACAGAGAAGGAAGGGCGCAAATGATCGCGACCCCGGAGGAACACGAACATGATGGTCATAGCTTTGATCGACATCGCTGTCGCACTGGCCGCAAGGTGCCGACGAAAATTCACGGACATCCGCTCTCGACGCACGCGAAACTGATCTTTGCGAACGACACCTATCGGATCGAGGAAGCGCTCAAGTTCGGTATGGCCGCTGGCGACGATCACACAGACCTTGCTCACCGCGTTATTGGCAGCCGCGACTTGAACGGCGTCAACGGCGTGACCGAGTACACGAGGCAACACATCTCTCGACTTGGTCGCGGGCTGTTGCATAAACGCTCCCGGATGGCCGGGGCTTCGACGGATGGTCCGAAGAAGTAAAAGAAGGAATTGAGACATGAGACTGAAAGCTGTCTACGCGACCGAAGAGGAAATCCCGGAAGGCTACGCCGATCTCTATTCGGAGCGGAATGGCCAGTGGGAATTGACTGGCGTCGAAGGCGTCCGCACCCCCGCAGACGTTGACCGCGTACAGGAAGCGCTCCGCAAGGAACGCAAGGATCACGCTGTCACCAAGGCAGCACTTCAGCCGTTCGAAGGCCTTGATCCCGAGGCTATCGCCGAACAGGCCGTCGCGCTCGAAAACGCGACCGCTCAACTCGAAGCCATCAACAAGGATGGCCGGATCGACGAAGCCAAACTGGAGCCGATCATCGCGGCTCGCATCAAGCAAGCCGTCGCTCCGATGGAGCGCGAGAAGACCAATCTGGAGCGACAACTCGACGCGCAGCGCAAGCTCGTGAACGAGCGCGAAGGCGAAGTCGTTGCACTGAAGACCACCATCACCACCGGAAACGTCGAGCGTTCGATCCGCGAAGCGGCTGCCACCGCGAAGCTGGTCCCGACCGCCGTGTCCGATGCGGTGCTTCAGGGCTCCCGCGTGTTCGAAGTGACCGATGAAGGTCGCGTCATCACCAAGGATGTCCCGGGCGTCGTCCCCGGCCTCACGCCGACTGAATGGCTGAAGGATATGCAGGAAAAGGCCCCGCATTGGTGGCCCGCTTCTGTCGGCGGCGGTTCGCGAGGCGGCAACTCCAACGGCCCGCTCGGTCGCGCCAACAATCCTTGGTCGAAGGAGGGTTGGAGCATCACCAAACAGGGTCAGTACATCCGCGAGTTCGGAGAGGACAAAGCGAAGGCGTTGGCGGAAAGCGTTGGCAGTTATGTCGGCGCAACGAAACCGGCGGCTGCGGCTTAATCTCACCGGCCTTAAATGCCAGTTGTCCCAAAGGCGTGTCGCGAGTAAGATCGCGGCACGCCTATTCATTTGCGCGGAACCCCCACATGGCCGTAGATAATCCTTGGTCCGAAGAGTTTTGGAACCTGACCGCTCAGGGCGCGTACATCAGTTTGTACGGGCTTTCGGTTGCGCAGAAGAAGGCGCGAGAGGCAGGCTCATTTGTCGGCGCGGTTCGGCCCAAGATCGCATCGCCGACGAAGACGATTGAGCGGCATTGGATCATTCAAAAGGGCGGCGGCGGCAGCAACAGCAGCACTCCCGGCAATCGCGGCTACA